AGAGCAGGGCCCTGTCTTCTTGCCTTTTTTGCCCTCTGCTATTCTTTTTCTGGCATCTTTCGATCGCTTCTTGCCCTTAAATGCCTGAGATAGTTTCTCTCTTGTTTCCAACGAAGGAGATGGCGCTTCTCCACCGGAAGTCAGATTGTATCCGTGCGGAGAAAGGGTACCGAGGGTCTGTATGTAAAAAGATTCTTTCTTTTTCAGCTCTTCCAAAGAATCGGAAGAGTCTATAGCAACAACTTCAAAGTTGTTTTTTCCATACTTTTGAATAGCTGCAGATATGGCCGTACAGTTACTGGAACTTAAATGTTTATAAAAACGAACTGAAAGCTTTTGGGTTGTGAGCCCTACATAGCTTTTACCGTTGATTTTATTGGTTATTTTATAAATTAATCCACCCATATCACTTTAAAGATTGCCTCTATTCCGTGTTCCAGAACAGCATACGGTTCCTCTTTATATTATCATCGATTTGGGACGAAGGTTGGGTTGCTCTTTTGGAAATCTCGTACTTCATAAGCTCAGTATTTACGCCCTGAGCAACCTGGGCAACCTTTGGGTCTGCCTGGGCCGCCTGATGAATAGCTTTTGTCGGCTCTACACTCTGACCTGAAAGGGGCTTTTGGGCAGTTACGGAGAACACGTTTTGCCCGATATACCTTAAGGCATCCATAATATCCGCATATTCTTCGTCATCTGGTGTCGTTGTCGGGTTGCCGGCCATGTCCAGCTTAAAGTGATGTACCTTAAAACCTTGAACAATCTTTTTGTTTTCAGGGGTGTCTAAGACTAAAAGCCTTCTAGACCCTGTAGAAGTTACAATTTGGCTGCGAATAGCTTCGATTCCTCCAAGGACATCTTTTTTAAAATCAGGAACTACTACATGGGTTGCTATCATTTTAAGGCGTTTTTTAAGGGTTTTAATATTTGCTGGAGCTGCGTTATCGCAAAACCATCGTCCGATACCGTATTTTTCCTGGTAAGTAGCGCAAATCTCTACAAAATCATGAATCTCAAGACCTGGGCTTCCGTAGGTGTCAATTATGAACGAGTACCCAGATGCGGTGACGGCCATGACAACAATCGTGCTTTCGTGGGTGTATCCCCAGTCGACTCCAGCATAGAACTTTGCACCAATATCGTGAAGCATACCGACAAACTGTGTAATATTTACATTTTCTTTTTTATCACCCGTAACTATTTCCCATGCCTTGGAAATAGAAACCATGTTCCCGTTTTGTTGGGTAGCCTCAAACCTTGGGTATATCAAGCCCTTGGTTGAAGGTCTCCAACACATAAGCTGAGCCTCTGCCATGTCTGGTGGGATTTTCTTAAAACTGAGAATAACAGATTTTATTGGCTTATAAAGACTATATTTTTTGAATTTTGCCGTATCTGGTTTATCTGCAAGTTTCCCTTTACAAACAGCCACAAGGGGACATTTGACGCACCCTGGATGGACATTAACCTTCTCCCAATCTGATTTTTGCGAATCTGGCAAAGCTTGATAGTCGCTTTCAGATGAGGATCTTAATGGGAGTTTTTTATTTACGTAAAGTTCGACCTTACTACCGTCCTCATTTGGCTTATGACGTTCAGGCGAACATTTTTCAGTTACATCTAAAATGTTCCATCTTTTAATGACCTCGCCTGTTGTATTGGCAAGCTCAAGCTCTTTTTGCATCATGCCAAAAGCAAATTTTCTGGTAGAAAGTTTTATTGTTATTGGATAAGTTCCTCTTTCCATACCAGGAATCATCTTTGCTTCGTCGTAAGCTTGAGGGTCGCGAACAACGTCAACCTCATCCAGGAACATGATAGGTACATGCTCGGAATTATGAACAAAAACGCCGTTTGCGTAAAAAGATCTTAAAACAGGATCTTCGTTATCTATATGTAAATCAACCAATTCTTGAAGCCCTAATAGCTCAATTTTTGTGACCTCTATATTGAGAGAGTTTCTTACTTGTTTAAATAAGTCTTTTTCTAATTTGCTGGTAGGCTCTTTTGAATAGGAAAAGCCTTCTTTATCTTTATCAGAACAAAACCACTCGCCAGAATCTACAGTCAGACCCTTATTGGTTCTATAAGAAAGCAGTTTTTTGTTATCAAAACCTTGATAATGATCTTTTTTAATTGCAAAACTTTTAGAAACTATATCGCTTGCTTTTAGCTTGTCTCCAATTTTAACAGAATCGGCAAATACCCACCCGTTTTGGGTAAAAACCAAATGATCGTCAGACAGTATAATTTCAGACCCATTTGAAAAGATAAGCTTTCTTGCATGTTTCTTTGTTAAAGAAATGCCTTTAGAGACAACGTAGGTATCTTTTTGATTTCTATAGTCCCACGTTTTTATTTTCAAACCCTCAGAAACCTCTGCGGCTCTTATCGTTTTTCCGTTTTCTAGCTCTAAAATAGAATCCCCTGCAATACAGTTCGCCCCCTGAAGGGTACAGATAACCACCGCAATATATGGAGAATTTCCTTGTGGTGTTTGGAACTGAATTTTAGTCTTAGAATCTCCGACCTTTGTCCAACCATGATAGTCGTAATATGGTTTTAATTTAACTAGAAATGACTGAATATAGCTGATCGCTTTATTACTTTGAGATGCGATCGCCGCCATGTGGGCGATAGAAAGCTGAAAGTGAGATAGGATTAAAACCTCAAGGATAGAACTGGATAAAGTTTTGTAGGCTTCACGAGCAGAAAGCATGATGTAGCCAGGTATATCTTCACCTTTATTTAACTTTACAGCCTCATAAATTTCCCACATAGCATTAATCGGGTTACTATTAGAGTCTGGGTCGATTGTGTCTGACGGTAAACGTATACCTAGATAGGTATAAACCCAATCTGAAAGCTGTTCAGCGTTTTCTAAAACATCTAAAAAATGCTCTTTTTTTAGCTGTTCTTCTTTTTCTTCTAAAGTCACTAAATCCTCTCGTTGGCTTCGTTTGTAAAAGCTGTAGGATTTTCGATGATTCTCTGCATTTCGGCATCTGCTGCGGCCTCTTGTCTTTCAAAGACCTCATCTCTAGGATATGCAATAAGGCCACCAAGTGTACCCATTACAGTTGCTATAGACGTTGCATTTTTTAGTGCTTCTTCTACAGCAGGCAGCGAATCAAATACCCCAAGCTCTTCTGCTGTTCCGAATTTTTGGTTTTCCACATCGTATACAAGGTTCTTATCAGCCAAAAGCTTTTCGATAATTTGTTGCGATTCCTCATCGTTGACTCCGGCGTTGTTTAAGAGTCTTGTAATTGGTACCATCAAAGATGGCGCAAGAACATTTTTTACGTGATTTGGCACATCTTTAGACGAAACCACATAATCAAAAAGATTTAAAAGAATGCGACATCCACCTGGAAGAGCGCCCTTGCTGATAGCGGCCCGAACAGCGCACACAGCGTCTTCGCATCGGTCGTGAGCTTCTTTAAGCTCTCCGTTAGAGCCTCCGTAAATCGTAAGTTTTGCGATACCAGAAGTAAGCTTACCTAAACGCTCTTCAAGCCAGATACCTTCTTCCTTGCTTTCTGCTACTTTTTTCTGCTGTGCAAGCTCGTCAGCTCTTACTTCGATGTTTACAGGATCTGGATCGCCAACTATTGTCGATCTGAATCGATAGGCTTCAAATGTTGTCATACCAGAACCAAGATCTGTAATTGTAGCTTTCGCCAAACTATCTTTCATTCCAAATACTTTTGCTCCAGTAAACGCTGCTAAATCGTGCATAAAATGTGTTTGAGCGTTTATAAAAGGGGCTTTGGGTGTAACCATCGGAACTACATTTATCGTCGCTGGATCTTGAAAGTTATAAGCAAGGGCGTTGATTACAGAATCGCTGTATCCGTGAGCAAAAATAACGAGATTTTTATAGTCCGCGTCTCCATCGTTATATTTTTGCCCAACTTGATCTGTGATGTTTTGTAGCGAGATCAGATCTCCTATCTGACCATCAAATAAAAGAAACTTTGGATTTTGAAGAATACATCTTTGGTTGCCTGGGTCATTTACGAAAGCTGGGTGAAACTTTCCGATAGATTCTTCGTATCCGATAGGAATAGGAAAACCTTCGATCAGGCCAACTTCATATCCGTATGGACCACTGACCTGCTTGATAGTTACGTGTGCGTTTTCACCATAGCCAAGCTCTTCAAAAGCCTTCATGACCGCATCGGCCATGTCGTCGTCACCGTTCGCTGAAACCTTAGCAACAAGCCTAAGGAGTTCAATATTTTCTGTACTAATAGGAATAGAACTCTCCCTGATCATAGGGACGAGCTTTTTACGAACAACGGAGGCAACGTCTCGAGCTACCTTCTGTGGGCTAAATTTAGGGTTTTCGTTACAGAACTCATACAAATAATTAATAATAGCTGCCGAAAGAATAGTTGCGGTAGTCGTTCCGTCGCCGGCTTCCGTCGCGGTTCTCTTTGCTGAGTCTCTAGCCTGTTCGATGATGAGGTGTTCATATGAGTTTGAAGCTCCTAATGCTTGAAAGACTGTTACCCCGTCCTTAGTATTGGTGTTGGGGATTCCAGGAATATCGCTTTCAATAAGGATGTTTCGGCCACCAGGTCCGTAGGTAGCGCCGACGATTTCACTGATACGGTTCATGGTTTTAAGAACGATATCTTGAAGGCGCTGCTGGTCTGAAATGAACATTTTTGCCGATGTTTTAGCTTTTCTTATAGACACTTTAAAACCTCCATGACTCTTTGCTTAAATATGATATCATAACTTTGGAGGTCATGTGATCAAGGCAACAATTGTATCTGGTTCAAAAGCAATATTAGACTTATCTTCTGCTTCGGACGAGGAAATTAGCAAGCTTGAAACTTTTACAAAGTATAGAAATAAGTCTATAGAATTTCAGTATAAGCGTCATATGAAAAATAGGCGCTGGCCCTCATATGACCCTGAAGGATGGAAAGCTCACGGAGAAATGCTAAAATCTAAGATAGAAAAGTCTGTAATGTTCCAAGAAGATGGGCAGGCTTGTATCCGCCCAGGATATCTACCTTATCTTCAAGATAAGCTTGATGTAGAAATTACAAACAATATAAACTATCCAAGGCCTAGGCCTTACCCGTGGTATCGCCGTATGGATATGACCCCTCACAACTACCAGTCTGCCTCTATCGAAGAACTTATAAATATAAAACACGGAAACGTCGAGCTTTGTACGGGTGCTGGAAAATCTCTTATCATATTGATGATTGCTCAAAAACTTGGCCTTAAAACCGTAATTATGGTGCCTTCTGCTTCCATATTTACGGAGATGGTGGAAAGATTTCAACACTACCTTGGACCATCTGCGATAGGCATGGTTGGTGATGGTAAGAAAAAATTTGGTAAAAATTTCATGATATGTATTTCTGATTCTTTAACAAATCTTGAACCAGGAACCAAGGAATACGAAGAAATCTCACAAGCCCAGGTCTTGCTTGCCGACGAATCCCATACCATACCTGCCGAAACTTTAGAAAGCGTATGTCATGGAGTTTTAAGGGACATACCATATCGATTTTTTCTGTCCGGTACCCAGACTCGAGGAGATGGAACCGAAAAGCTTTTAAAGGCCATCATAGGAAAGACTGTCTACAAATTAAGCACTGAAGACGCTATTAAAGGTGGATATATCTGCGACCATTCTTTTAAGATTTTACCGGTTGAAACATCAAACCCTACATTTTACAGTCAAGATGCTTTGGAGATGAAACGTGTACATTTTTTAAACAACATAAACATCGCAGCTTTTACGGCCAAGCTTGCTAATGCCGTGGCCGAATCTCGAAACGAATCAACCCTTGTCTTGATAGATGAGTTATCTCAAATACTTATGTTGGCACCGTTTTTGAAAGTTCCATACGCATTAGCAACAAGTGCCGATGATAAACTAACGATCGTCTCAGTTATCTTAGGTGTTGACAAGACTAAGATAAAAAAAGCCATGAAGAACAAGCCCGACATCCTTGAAAAGCTCATAAATTCGATGAGCGATGAGCAGAAAAGGATGTATGACCAAATTAAGAACAGTGACCCTATGGATGCTGTCGAAAAATTTAACAGGGGAGAAGTTAAGGTTTTAATCGGGACATCGTGCATATCTACTGGTACCAATATTTACCCGACACACCACACCATAAACTGGCAAGGTGGGACGAGCGAGATCAGGACAAAACAGGGAGCTGTTGGACGAAGCGTTAGAAGGCTTGAGATCAGCAAGTTTGCAGACCTTCATCCACCTAAAAAGAAGTCTATAATTTATGACTTTCACGTAAAGGGTATTGAGTCTATGGTTAGACACCTCAAAACAAGGGTTGA